TCCAGCTCCAGGCCCAGGCGGCGCGCCACGGTAGGTCCCAGCCCCAGCTCCAGTTCCAGTCCGGCGGTCAGGACTGCCTCGGCGGCCATGGTGTCCCAGATCCGTTCCGGGACGGGGAGATCGAAGGCCAGGCAGAGCCAGGGGAGGTCGAAGGTGGCGAAGTGACACACTACCTCCTGGCGGAAGGCCTCCCGCAGCCGGGCGGGGAGGACGGGGTCCTCCGCCCGGTAGACCACCGCCTCCTCCCCCTCCCAGGCCAGGCTGACCAGGACGATCCGGTCCTGGCGCGGATCGAGGCCGGTCGTCTCGATGTCCACCCCCACCCGGACCACCTCAGGACTCCGTCTCCTCGTCCGGATCCTCCGGCCCCAGCAGGAGGTAGCCGATCAGGGCGTAGCCGGCCAGGTCCAACCAGGAATCGGGGTGGCGCTTGTCGTAGGACAAGCGGCCCAGTTTCAAGGTCGCCTGGAGCAGCGCCACGTCCAGGGGCGAGACCTCGGTCTTGAGCACGGTGCTGAAGAGCCGGGCATAGTCCCGGAAGGCCAGACGGGGGTCGCCGTAGACCCGGCCCCGGTGCTCCAGGACGGCGACCACGCTCTGGGCGTAGCGGTTCAGGCGGTCGCTCCAGTCCGCCACGGTCAGGCCCCCTTCCGGTCCAGGCGGGAGAGTTCGTCCAGCGAGAACCAGAAACCGGCTGCCCGCCCGAACTCCAGGAACTGGTAGGGGGTGAGGCCCAGGGCCTGGCCCAGGCGCAGCACCATGGCCCGGCTGGGGTGGCGCTCCCCCTTCTCCAGGCGGCAGACCGTCGGTCGGGAGACACCGGAAATCTTAGCCAGCTTCCACTGGCTCAGTCCGGCCTTCTCCCGGGCCTGTTGCAGCGCCTTGGCGAACCGTAGATCGTTCTTCTTCCGCATCACTGACCTCCCGTCTCCTGTTTCCGTTACCGTTCCCGTTCCTCGTCCGGTTCGGGGCTGTAGCTCACCACCGTGACCGCAGCGCCGACGTAGAGCTCCAGCTCCAGTTCGTCGAACTCGTTCACCGTCAGGGTGAACCGGTCCGGCGGCAGGTCTCGGGGACAGCCGCCGGCGCTCTCCGCCACCAGCACCCCCGGACAGTCGGCGAGGGGAGCCACCACCGCACCGACACTGCAGCGGGTGAAGAGGGCCTTACACGCTTCGAGCAGCGGTACCACCGGCAGCATCGAGCAACCTCCGGAACGCTTCCAGACTCAGCACCACCAGGTACTCCGTACCCCGTCCGCCGTAGACGACCAGGGCCCAGTTCCCCTTCCCTTGGCGCGCCATGTTGGTCTTGGCCTGCTCCACCCATTCCCCGAGCTGCGTCAACCGGTCCAGGCGGTAGCCGGCCCGGTACTTGCACTCCACCACCCAGTCCCCCACCACCACGTCCCCGGCCTGGCCAGCATGGACGTGTCCCCCCAGTCGTTCGGCGACCCGGTACTCCAGGGCCCTCCCCCGGCGCCGGGCCTTACTGTCCCCGCCCACGTCAGATACCCTCCTTCCAGGGCTCGAAGCGGTGGATGTCTTCCAGGAAGTAGAGGCGAAAGGAGCCCACCGGCCCGTTGCGCTGCTTGGCCAGGGTGCAGTGAGTGACCTGGCTCCGCACTCCCTCCTCGGTGGGTGGTCGCCAGAGGAGGAGGACGTTGTCGGCATCCTGTTCGATATTGCCCGAGTCTCGCAACTCGAACATGGTGGGCGGCTTCTCTTCGCTCCGGTCTTGGGGCCGGGCCAGCTGGGAGAAAAGGACGATCGGAACCTTGAGGGCATTGGCCAGGGCCCGGATCCCCCGAGAGACCTCGGTGGCCCGTTCGTAGGCAGAGTTGACCCCCACCTCGATCAGGTTCAGGTAGTCGACCAGGACCAGGCCCAGGCGGCGGACGCAGTCCAGCTCGGTCAGCTTGAGCTCCAGGTCGGTCAGCTTGACCCGTCCACCAGCCAGGATGGTCAGGGCCCCCTCCCAACCGGCGATGCGGGCCAGGGCCTGGCGGAACCGCTGCACCTCCTCCGGCCCGGCTGTCCCCCGCAGCACGGACCGTGAGGGGACGCGGGAGAGGTTGCTGGCCATGCGCAGCACCAGCCCCTCGGTGGTCATCTCCGGCGAGACCAGGACCACCTGGTGCCGCTCGGCGAGCTGGGGCAGGGCGTTCAGGGCCAGTTGGATGGACAGGGAGGACTTCCCCACCCCGGTCCGGGCCCCGATCACCGTCACCTCCCCCGGGTGCAGCCCACCGGTGAGCCGATCCCAGGCCGGGATGCCGGTGGAGAGCCCCCAGACCTCGGAAGGGGCCCGGAGCCGCTCCTCCACCAGGTTTTGGACGGACTGACAGGCCTCGCTGAGGCGACTCACGCCGCCGCTCCCTCCGCCGCCTCCGCCGGACTCCCTACCTCGGCCAGGACGGACTGGACCACCTGGTCCACCAGGGCCACCGGGTGGCTAGCCGGTCCGTTCCGGTCCTCCGGGCGGGAGCGGAACCCCTGCACCTCCTCCCGGATCCGGGCGATCCCCTGCTTGCGCACCACCCCCAGGAGCCAGCGGTGGAGGGTCTCCGGCTTCCAGCCGGTCTTGCGGTGACGGTCTCCCAGTTTGCGGACGAAGGCGACGATCGTCTCCGCATCCCCCTGGGCCACCTCGTAGAGCCGCTCCAGGGCTTGGCGGTCGTGCGGGTAGGTATCGGCGAAGGCGTCCTCGATCGCTTCGGTCACCCGGGCCACGAAGGCGCCGAGCTCCACCGGTTCCTGGCCAGATTGGCCCGGCTCCGGGCCAGGTCGGCTCGGCTCCGACCGGTCCTGGGACGGGCCGATCCGGTCAGGATACTGCTGCAGGATCTGGGTCAGCTGGTCATAGGCGGCCAGGATCGACAGCGCCTGAGACCGGATCTTCTCCAACTCCGCCAACAGCACCTGCTTGTCCATCCTTCTCCCCTTCTGGTCCTTCAGGCAAAAGATCGCCGATGCTCCGATAGCGTCGCGGCCGGCCAGGAGGCCGCAGCAAGCCGCGCTGCTTCAGGCTGTCCCGCAAGCGGTCCCGGGCCGCTCCCGCCAAGCGGGCCGCTTCGTCCAGGCTCATCCCCATACGGTAGAGGGAGATACCGGTCTCGATGGCCCGTTCGTCGGCCAGGTCGGTCTCCCAGGGCTGGGGCTCGACCCCCAGGAGCTTGGCCAAGAGGTCCCAGGTGACCGCTCCCCGCTTGGCCAGTTCCTCTCCGGGCAGGATCCCCGCCTTCTGCTCCCGGTACTTCTCGGCGGTCATCTCCACCAGGGTCTTGTAGGCCCCCAGGAGCTTGTAGAGGGCGCGACGGGACTTGGGCACCTCGCTGAAGAGCCGGGCCAGGAACCGTTCCGGGTCCGTCTCGGCCAGTCCCCCGCGGAGGACGAAGCGGCGGACGTCGTCCTTGGAGGGGATCCAGGAGCTGTCCCGGGGGTCGAGCTGGGCCAGGAGCTGGTCCCCGCGGGGGACGTAGTGCAGGAGGCGCACCAGGGCCCTTCCGGCCACCACCTCGCTGTACTCCTCCAGTTCCAGGTCGTCCGGCCCCTTGGTGAGCCGTTCCCGCATCCAGAAAACGTAGAGGACGTTCTCCCGCCGGTCGAGTTCGGCCTGGGCCCGGATGTCCCGCACCAGATCCCGGTACTCGGGGTCCACCCCCTCCGGCACCGGCTCGTCCAGCATCACCTCGGCGTAGAGCCGGTAGCGGCGGGCGACCTCGTCCTCCATGCGCACCAGTTCGTCCAGGAGCTTGGCGTACTTGGCCTCAACCCCGTGTCGATCCATAGCTCCGCCCCCGTGCCCGGACTACCGGGCTGTCCACCACGTGCGGCGTCCCGTCTTGGTTCTCCAGTTCCAGCTCGGGGGCGAACTGGGTCCCGAAGCCGAGCTGGGCCAGGGCCCGTCCCAGGGCCTTGGTGACCGCCTTCTCCACGTAGTCGGAGAACTCGTTCTTGGTCTCCGACCCGTAGTCCGAGGCCTTGGCCCCATTGGGCAATTCAACGGTCGCCTTGGCCACCGCCATGTCCCGGTCGAAGTGGACCAGCTCCGTCTCGACCCTGGCCTCCGGATACTCCGTCCGGAGCCAGAGCACCCGTTTCTGGACCGGGAGGTAGTCGGCCTCACCCCCTCTCCCCCGGATCCGGATCAGGTGCGGCCGGGGGTCGAACTTGGCCTCGCTCACCGCGTCACCTCCAATCGTCTGACTACCTGATACCGAACCAGTGCCCCCAGTCTAGCACACCCCCATCCACCCTGTCAACCCTGTACGGACGACGAACGTATGCCCCCTCTCCGACACCTCCAAACCCTTCGACCCAGATTCTGTCAAGTGGCCTTCAGACGCACGAGGTTGGCTTCTGAGGCCTGTCTCACGCACACGAGTATTCTGATACTGGGGGTAGGGGGAGACAGGCCTCAGAGACGATCCTGGAGCCTCTCAGGGGCATGTCCGGGGCAGGGTCCGATCCTCCCCTTTCCGAGTCCGACCCCGGTCACCCTGACCACCCTGGACAGGCCCTTGACGAGTAGTCGGGAACGGGCTATACTCCCCACCTGGGGAAGACAACGGCCTGGCGTACAGTTCCCAGGCACCAGGGAGCAGCCCCGGGCTCCTGTTCCCTGGACCGACCACTGGCTCCGTTCCCGGGACGGGCGGTCAAGTCGCCGCTAGGGGTTCTCCCCGACCCCTGGGGAAGTCAGCTCAGAACCATGAGCCACGGAGACCCAGGGTCAGGGCGCCGACGAAGGCCCAGCGGTGACCGGGTATCGACCACGCTATCCGGCTCCGCCCCTGGCGGGTGACGCTCAGCACGCTGGACACCCGACAAAAACCAGCGGCTTCGCGTGGCGGGAACGGGAACAAAAACTCGGTGCCTGGGATAGTTCCCGTATGGGTGGGGGACTGGGGGAGGGATTGGGAGGGGTTATTATAGCCTTTAGGTCTAAGGGGTTCAGGGTAGGGTACAGGAGGGAGTGGACGGTGGAGGGATGAATGGGGTAGAATGGTGCCCGGGTCAGGAGCTGGGTCGGAGATCGGTTGAGAGGAGACAGGAAATGCCAGTCAAGACCAAGGGCAAGGCCAAGAAGACTGAGAAGGTCGAACAGGGTCGGGTCAAGGTCCTGGGGCAGTATACGGCCCCGGTCAAGGGACGGGATCCGGAGCTGGTCCTGGTCGTGGACGGAGGGACCAGGGGGAGGAACCCTGGGCCAGGGTACTGGTCCTTCGCTGTCCTGGACGCCGAGGGGAAGCGGGCCTTTCTCTCCCGTACCGTCGACTACCCCCTGCCCATCACCAGCAACCAGGCCGAGTACCTGGCCCTGATCGAGGGGCTCAAGGCGCTGCGACGGTTGGGGTGGCAAGACCTGCCCCTCCTGGTCGCTACCGATTCCCGTCTCCTCCAGGGGCAGTTGGGGAAGGGGTGGCAGGTCAAGTCGGAACGGTTGGCTGGTCTGCACCAGGAGGCCAGGGAGCTCCTCCGGCAGTTCGCCGCCTGGCGGGTGTTCTGGATCCCTCGGGAACAGGTGGTCTGGTACCTGGGGCATTGAGTTTTTGACTGGGGAAGGACGGATGGTTTGCCGCTGCGCAAAGGTTCCAGCCGGGAGGTCATCAGCCGGAACATCAAGGAGCTGGTGGACAAGTGGAAAAAGACCGGCAAGATCGGCAATTCCAAGCCCAAGTCCAAGAAGGCGGCCATCAAGCAGGCGGTGGCCATAGCTCTCCGGGTGGCTGGTAAGGACAGGAAACGGACTTGATTCTCTCGGAGCGTGACGATGCGGGATCGGTTACCACGTGAGCTGCGTGAGGCGATCGAGGAGGGGCTAATCACGGTCGAACAACTGAAGGAGTGGATATGGTATGACGCACAGGCACTCGGCTTAGACTACCAGGAAGCGGTCGCTCGCGCTCGTCGCGGTACACTTCCAGCGAACGTGATCGGGTCTGAGTTGACGATGCTCGTGAAACTGTTGCCGGAAGTAGTCGAGGAGCCCTGAGACGCGAGTAAGGAATTGGCGATGTGGGAGAAAATGACTCCACAGTTCCACGAGCTCTCCGAAGAAGAGGCGCACGCGCTCTTCGAGCGAGAAGTTCGGACGCGCCTCGGCATCTCGCCTGAAGAATTCGTTCGACGTTGGTCTGCTGGCGAACTCGACCCGGAAGATCCGGACGTCCGCATGGTTGCGATGATCCTTCCCTTAGCGAGGGGAATGGACCTAACCCCCTAGGAACGGGAGGCCCGTCCCGATGCTTCGCTCTCGCCTCGATACTGTTTCCGGTAGCAGAGGTGAGAGCATGGCCAAGCCGAAAGTCTGGGTAGTCCGGGACCAGACCATGGAGGCTCGGAGGCAGAAAGCCTTCGAGGACTACTGGTCCCTGGGCATGCACCGCAGCCTCAACAAGCTCTTGACCCACTACCGCAAGGTGGCCCAAGTGGAAGGGCCACAGGCGGTACCGACCCTCTCCCGGGACCAGCTCTACCGTTGGGCCAAGGAAGACAACTGGGAGGCCCGGGCCAAGGAGCGGGACCGGGAGATCTACGAACTGGCCCGCAAGACCATCGCCGAGGCCCGGACGGAAGGGTTCCGCCACTTGGCCGAACTCCTCCCCAAGGCCCTGGACGTCCTGGAGCGGATCCTGACCCATCCCGACGACAACCTGTTCACTCCCTCTGTCCGTCTCCGGGCGGCCGAGCTGGTGATCCAGATGGCCAACCTGAAGGTCGTTCCGGACCAGGAGGCGGAGAAGCAGGCGGCCGCTCCGCCACCGCCCCCGCCACCGCCCTCGGCCGACATCGTCGATTTCGACCAGTACTACCGCGAACTGATCAGCAAGGGGCGCTGAGGTGAACCGGCTGTTCGACCTCGTGGACCGTGGACCGGGACAACTCCTCCCCCTCCCCGACGGGGAACTGGCCGCCATCTGCCCGGACTGTGGAGCAGTGGACCTGATCCAGCCCATCCCCGTCCTGTCTCCGGTCACGGAGGAGCAGACCATGTACCTCTCCTGCTCTGCCTGTCAGGCCCCTTATCACGTCACCGGTAACTTCTACCGCCTGTTCAGTCCGGAGGAGACGAGTCCGTGACGGCCACGAGTCCTGGAACCAAAGTCGACCTCGTCCTCCCGGAGGGGCCGGCCACGGTCAAGAGCCGGGTGGCCCTGGAGCTGGGGTGCCGGGCCTCGGAGGAGCTCCGCTCCCTGGTCCTTTCCCGCTGCCGGGAGGATCCGGTCTTCTTCCTGGACTACTTCGCCGTCATCTTCGACCCCGAGGAACAGGGTGACCGGGCCATCAAGCCCCTGCTCCTCTGGCCCTTCCAGCGTGACCTGGTCTGGAACATCATGGAGCACATCCAGCGGGGCCGTGACCTCTTGATCGAAAAGTCCCGCAAGGTGGGAGCTACCTGGGTGGTCCTGGGGGTGATCCTCCACCAGTGGCTCTTCCGGGACAACTTCATGGCCCTGCTCGGCTCCCGCAAGGAGGACCTGGTCGACAACGGCCAGGTCGACTCCCTCTTCGGCAAGCTCCTCTTCCTCCTGGAGCACTTGCCGGGCTGGATGGTCCCCCGGGGCTTCAACCCGCGCAAACACAAGCGCTACATGAAGCTCTTGCACCCCACCCTCCCCAACGTCATCCTGGGGGAGTCGTCCAACCCCCAGTTCTCTCGCGGTGGCCGCTTCAGCCTCATCTTCCTGGACGAGGCCGCCTTCTTCCCCGACTTCGAGGCCGTCTGGCGGGCCACCTCGCAGTCGGCCCCCTGCCGCATCCTGGCTTCTACCCCCAACGGCCGCAACGCCTTCGCCCGCCTCCGCTTCTCCGGCCAGATCGATGTCGTCACCTTGCACTGGTCCCAGGTGCCGGGACGGGACCAGGAGTGGTATGAGCGGGAGAAGGCCCGCCTCATCGACCCGGTCACCATCGCCCAGGAGCTCGATATCTCCTACGACCGCTCCGTCTCCGGCCTGGTCTACCCCGACTGGGAGAAGGTCCCCAAGGGGTACTACCCCTACCAGCCGGGGTGGCCGCTCTATGCCGCCATCGACTTCGGTATCGCCGACCCCACCGCCATCGTCTGGGCCCAGCGGGATCCCAGGACCGGAAAGGTGCGCATCATCGACTACTACGAGGCCCGGGGGAAGCCGATCACCTTCTTCGTCCCCTTCCTGACCGGGGAGATCACCGCCGAGACCGACTTCCCCTACACCCCCGAGGAGCGGGAGAAGATCGCCATCCATTCCACCTGGGGGCTCCCCACCGTCTACGGCGACCCCGCCGGGCGGCAACGGTCGCAAGCGACTGGGGAGTCGGTCTTGGACGTCCTGCGCAAGTTCGGGATCCACGTGGTGACTAAACCGGAGGCCCAGAAGTTCGAGGTGCGCTACTACCGCACCCAGCTCCTGCTCCGCCAGATCGAGGGGGTGAACCTGCCCGAGTGCGGGCTCTTGGACCTGGCCATCCAGGCGGCCCGCTTCCCGGAGCGCAGCCCCGATACCCGCTCCACCGCCTCCCTCGACCGGCCCATCCACGACTGGACCAGTCACGCCCGCTCCGCCCTGGAGTACCTGGCCGTGAACCTGCCCCTGCACACCCACCGTTCCCGACCGGAGGTCGTCCGCCGCAAGCAGATGGCCTATGACCTCCTGCCCTGATCCGGAGACCGTGTAGCCGAGAGGACCTGCCGTGGTTCTGCCACCGGGTATGCCCCCAGGTCAGCCGGCGTCACCGCCGCCCGATCCCTCGCAACCGCCGCCCGTCTTCGACGTGCCTCCCATGTTGCGGGAGGACAACCTGACCGAGGAGACGGAGCTGCCACCCCCGCCCCGTCGGCCCAAACGCAAGCGGCCCGAGATCGGGCAGGTGCAGCAGCGGATCGAGAGAGCGGTCCAGTTCTGGTCCCGCCGCGACGAGCGGATGGACGAGGACGAGCAGCTCTACCGCCTGGCGGTGACGACCGCCGGCGTCGTCCCCCAGGACGGCTTCGAGGGTGAGGTGGTGGTCCGCAACCTCCCCTACGTCACCGTGGAGAAGGTGGCCTCCATGTTGGGTGGGGAGAAGCCCACCATCTCCGTGGTGGCCCCTTCCCCGGACATGGCCGAGAAGGCGGAACGGGCCGAGGAGATGCTCCGTTGGCTCTGGGAGGAGTGGGACCGCAACTGGCGCCGCAGCCTCCACTCCGGTCTCCTGCGGGACATGGCGCATTTTGCCGCCCTGCGGGGCTGGATCGCCTTGCGCCTCTCCTACGACCCGGAGTCCGACCCACCGGTCATCCTGGAGGCGGTCGACCCCCGTACCGTCTATCCCATGCCCGGGAGCAGGGGACTGCGTTACGTGGCGGTGCGGCGGCGGGTCACTGCCGCCGAGATCCGGGACGCCTTTCCGGAAGAGGCCGACAGCGTCCTGGGGGAGATGGAAGATGACGAGCCGGTGGAGCTGGAGGCCTACTACGACGACTGGTGGCACTGCGTCCTGGTGGACGGGAAGCCGCTCAAGGAGCCGGAGGAGCACGGCTACGGCCTGGTCCCCTGGGTGATCGCCGTGGCCGGTGGAGCCCCCATCCGGGCCTCCGAGGTCGATTCCGACGGCTGGACCGCCAACGTCGGTGTCTCGGTCTTCCACGGCATCAAGCAGGCCTATCGCCAGGTGAACCGG